ACCTCGCCGACCGCCTGCGACATGCGCGGTTTCAGGGCTGAACCCATCTCGCCCTGCTTTTCGGCGAGCTGCAGGTTCAGCTCGTCGATCTTCGCCACCAGTGCGTTGAGCTCAGCAAGCTGGCTCTGGGCTGCCGCGATCCCGCTATCCAGCGGGGCGATGGTGCCGAGCCGATCCTCGAACATCTTCTTGTTGGTCTTGTCGAAATGCGACAGATAGCCCTGCCGCTTCTCCTTCGCGAGGACGGCGTCGAGTGCCTTTTGAGTGGCATCCCGGCTGGTGTCGCCGCGCAGCCAGTCGAACATCCCGCCCTTGCCGGAATTGCCGGTGATCTCGGCCTTCTTGCCTTCCAGCTTCGCGATTTCATCGGCGAGACGCGCGCGCTCCTTCTCGATCGCCTCGCGCGTGAGCATTTCCTTACGCGCGTCGACAAGCTTGCGGAACTCGGGGTCGTATTCGTTCCGATCGGCGGCGCCGGACATCTCCGCCTTGGCGATGACATTCGCATTGGTGAAGCGCGCGAATTCCTGGATCCTGTTGACGGTCTGGTTCTCGCCCCGCTCGATGCGCTTGGCGGCCTCGTCGAGCGGGAGGATGACCTTCGCCAGCAGGCCGCCCAACTGGACGGCGCGGTTCTCGATCGCGCTGAACATGCGGTCGATCTGGGCGCGCGCATCATTGGTGACGCGGGTCAAATCGCGGGCGACGGTGCCGGCCGCGGTCGATGAGATGACCTTGTCGAGCTTCTGCCATTCGCCCCGATAGGTCATCAGGGCGCGCATGCCGCGGGCGAACTGCAGGTCGGTGAAGAGCTGCGGCAGCTTGGACAAGTCGCCCTTGACCGCCCGGGCCGTCAGCTCCTCGAAGACCTCGACAAGGTTGCGGCCTTCCTTGCGCCCCTTCGCCATGCCGGCGGCGAGATCGACGCCGAACTTCTTGAACTTGGTCTGCGTCTCCTGGCTCTCCATCTTCTGGAGGATGTTGTTCATCGAATCGAAGGCCGCGCTCGACGAGCCGGAGCCTTTCCGAACAACCTGCATCATCGACACGAGCTGGCTCAGACCGCGCGTGCCGGTGAAGCCTGCCGCAGCAGCAGCCGGCGCCAGCTCCGGCAAATACTGCGACATATCCTTCAGCTCGAATTGTCCGGCCTTGCCGCCCGCGGCCATGATATCGAAGGCCGTCTGCATCTCGCGGCCGGCGATCTTGAAATTCGAGCCAACGGAATCGGCCGTTTTGGCAATATCCGCGACCGCCGAATTCGAGGCGGCCGCCGTGCGGGCCACGCTCGGTAGGAATTCGAGACTTTCCTTCAGCGTGCGGCCCTGGGCGACCAGAACCTCGAGACCGCCCGTCACCTTCCCCGACGACTGAGCCGTCTCATAGGCGATGCCCTCGATCTGCTTGCGCACGCCCGCCAGGTCATCGGCGGAGGCGTCGGCCGTGATGCCGATATTCGTGATCTGTCGATCGATGTCGGCATATTGCTTGTAGGACGCGGCAAGCGCCGCGGGCCCGCCGAGCGTCAGGGCCTGGCTGCGCCCGGCCATCGCGATGCGCGACGACAGCGCCGCCGAGGCCGCCTGCATGCGCTGAGACGCCGCCGCACCGACACGCCCGGCCGTGGCCGCAAAGGCGCTGGTCGCCTTGGTCTGCATGGCCCGGAACCGCGACAGCTCGGCGGCCGCCTGGGCGAGGCCCGGGCGCAGCTTGTTCTGGGCCGTGATGACGGCTTCGGCGCGGACGGCGACGACCATCGCTTACCTGCAAATCTGCGCCCAGCGCGCCAGGCGCGGCAGGGTCATGGCCTCGATCTCGCGCGGCGCTATTCCGTGGCCGACGAGAGCGCGGATGCGGCCATCAACCGCTTCCGCGCTTTCGCGAAAAAATCGAGGACCGCCTCCTCGATCAGGATGCCGAGCGCGGCGTCGCGCTCGCGAGCGATCACGTCTGCATCGTGGCCGACCATCAGCAGGTCGATCCATTTGCGCAGCACGGCTCGATCAACCCAGGGCGTGACGGCGCCGTCGCCATAGACATGGGAGATCGGCTCGCCGATGTCCCATCGCTCCCCCGCCGTCGGCGGGCGGAGGTCGACATGGCCTTTGGCTTCGCCATGCAGGATGATCGGCGCGGCGAAGACGATCCGCACCGATCCATCCGGCAGATCCTCGCGCCGCGGCGCGGGCGCCGCGCCGCTCACCGGCGCGTCTCCAGATAGCCCTCGGCGACGCCGGTGATGCCGGAGACCTCGCCGGTCAGGCCGTCGAGCTGCGGATCGCCGGTCAGCGAGGCGCGGGTGAAGCTGCGGTCGACCTGCTCGGTGTCGTGCAGGAAGGTGAAGTCGACCTTGTCGAGCGCCATCAGCGCGCCGAAGTCGATGGCCTGCCCCTGCGTATCCTTGCCCTTCAGCGACAGGGCGAAGCGGAAGCCCATCGGCGTGAAGGTGCGGTCGACCGAGCCGTCATGGTTGACGACCGATTCAGCCGAGAGGCTGGCGGGATTGTAGGTCAGCGAGCCGCGAACCGAGAGGTTCTGGCCCGTGGGCAGGCGGAATTTCACGATGCCGCCGAAATCGGACATGGCGCGGGCTCCTGGGGATGGGGCGAAGGGGTGAAAGGCGCCCGCCGCGTCAGGCGGCGGGCGGTGTCAGGGAGCCTGCAGCTCAGGCCGCGGCGGGATACTGCGCGTAGATCGTCGCGTTGGCCGCGAGGATGTCGAGCGGGTTCACGCGGTCGAGATCCATGCCGATATTGACCCGGGCCGGGTTGGAGGCATCGCGCTCGACGCGCGCCCGGCGGGCGAACTCGGCCTTGTTCTCGAAGAGACCGCGATCGACGAGGTCACCATAGAGCGCGATCACGTCGGCCTTGATGTCGGCCGGGGTCGAGATCGTCGGCAGGTTGGCCGGGTTGGCATCGGCCACCGCCTTGTTGGCATGGCGATAGCTCAGGCCGGCGCGCATATAGCGCAGCGCGTGCATGGTCTGGGCGATGGCCTGCACGTCGCGGAAGACCGTGTCGGGCTGGCCGGCGGCGTTGAGACGCTGCATCGTCACGCATTTGTCGATGACGACCTGGCCGGCGGCGTTGACCTTCCAGGTCGACATGCCGGAGCCGTTCAGCGTGTTGCGGACGGCGTAGTTCGGCCAGTTGGTGCGGTCGCGCGGCGGGCGGATGTCCTCGAGCGCGAGATCGGTCATGTTGCGCGCGGCATTGCCGTTGGTGTCGTCGGCGAGCCAGGGGATCTGGCGCGCGGCATATTGCGCGATCCACTCATAGGCCGGCGTCGGCGAGGCGACGATCGCCACCGCCGAGATGTGGCGGTCGTTCTGGGCGAGGCCATAGGTGGTGTTGTCGCCCGTCGTGCCGACATTGCCGGTGAAGTAATGCCCGTAAAGCTGGGCATTCCAGGCCCAGCGGCCGGAGAGATCGGAGAGCGCCGCCTTGGCGGCCGTCAGGTTGGTCGAATCGCCGAAGGGCGAGACGATCCAGTCGAAGGGCTCGTCGCCGAGCGCCGCCAGCACGGCCGAGACCGAAGCCGCGCCGGTGGCCGGCGTCGGGTTCGCCACCGTGATCTTGCCGGCATAAACATTGCCGGGGATGTTGGCGTCGGTGGTCAGCTCGAGCCCAGCCAGCGTCACGCCGGCATGGCGCGCGGTCAGCGTGACCACATTGGTCGAGACCGTGGCGGTGACCGGCAGATGGGCGCGGGTCAACGGGTCGCTATAGGCGTTGATCGCGGCGGCGAGATTGGCGGCCGAGGTGTTGACCGCCTCGGAAGCGCCGACGGCCACCTCGATCTTGCGGCCGGCGATCTCGAAGGTGCCGGTGCCGCCGGCGGCGGCCATGGCGGTCAGCGTCGCGGTCCAGACGCCGGCATTGCCGGTGATCGGCACCGAGGCGATCCAGATCTCATGCACCGGCGCGGCGCGGCGGGCGACGCGATACATCTCATAGAGCTGCGAGCCGACGCCGGCGAGCGCCGCCGCATCCTCGATCGTCGAGCACAGCGTCGGGGTGTTGTCGGTCAGGCTGCCGGCGGCCGACTTGTGGCCGATGACGAGCATGCGCGAGCGGCTCTCATACTGCCCGCCGGAATTGACCTCGAAGAAGGTGCCCGGGGCGATCAGGCCACTGCCCGGGATGAAATTGAACAGCACGGCCATGTCTGGCGCTCCTGGTGTGGGAACTCGGAAGGGTTCAGGCCTTGACCTCGGCGGGCGGCTTCACGGGCGGGGGTTCCACCAGCGTGCCGTCGGCCAGCAGCCCGGCGAAGAAGGCGTCGATCACCGAGACCTCGAAGGGCTCGGTCTGAGGCAGGATCGCGCCCGGCACGCCGGGCCGCGGCACGACATGCTCCGGATTCGCCAGAACGACGGTCTTCATCAGGCTCATGAGGCTCTCCGGATCAGGGGAACTGGACACGCCCGCCGACATCGCCGGTCGGGGGCGTCGGCGCGGCATTCGCATCGGCCGGGACGGTGTCGCCGGCGGCGCGCGCCAGATTGGCGGCGAGGCGGATCTCGTTCAGGGCCGGGAAGGTCGCCGGATCGCCGAGGACCTCGGCCAGGCCGGCGGCGATTGTGCCGCCATAGCTCTGGGCGGGCAGCGCCTTTGCGACATCGCGCAGCGGATTGGGCAGGCGGTCGAGCCCGGTGGCGCCGGGCGCCGGCCAGCGCTCGCGCTGCCTGATGCGGCAGGACAGTTCCAGCCGCGTCGCCGAGAGCAGGATGCCGGCATCGGCATCCGAATAGGGCTGGCTCTCGATCTCGCCGATCGACACCAGCACATGCCGCAGCGGGCCATTCATCCGCGCATCGTCGAGGCGCTGCAGGATCTGCTCCTCGATCATCTCGAGGAAGGCCTTGGCGGCGGCGTCGGTCGGGCCGATGTCGAAGATCGCCTCGCCCGCATCGCCGCGCTGGGCCACCGGCACCATGATCTCGAAGGCGAGCGTCGCCATCTCGCGGCCATCGCCGGCGAAGGTCACGTCCTGGGCGCCGGGCTGGCCCTCATTCTTCGAGCCGTCGACCGAGACGACGATGGTCGGCGTCTTTGGGTCGATGCCGGCATAGGCGACCGGCGTGATCTGCGAATCGAAGACCTGCCGGCCGGCGAAGGTCGGCCAGACCGGCGTCGCCGCGACGTTCTGGGCATAGGGGCTCAGCGCCTCGACCACGGCGAGGCGCAGCGCGGTGCGGGACAGCGACATGGAAAGCCTTCAGAGCTTGACGCAGCCGCAATGCAGCCCGGCGCCGCCATCCGGCATCGGCTCCGCGATGCGGTAGCGCAGCCCGGGGCGGTCGGCATATTCGATCTCGTCGCCCTTGCCGGGCGTCCAGGCGAGCGCAGCGGGCATGACCGTGGCAATGTGCGGATAGCCGCGCGCCGCGACCTTGAAATGACCCGGCGGCGTCGGCAGGCCTTCGCCGCCGATCTGCACCCGCTCCGCCCATTCCGAGCGGATGACGCGGACGCCGGTCAGCACCGGGCGGGACGGATCCGTCTCGGCCACCGGCGCGGCGTTGACCCCGGCGGAGGCCGTCTTCATCGGATAGATCGTCGCCAGGCGACCAAACAGCGCGAGATCGGTGCGCAGCATGATCGCGTCGAGGGCGTCGAAAGCGGACATGGCGCGCCCTTCAGCGGTGATAGCCGGCGAAGAGCGCCTCGAGGGCGATCTTCATCTGCGCGGGCAGGCGGCGGGTCGCCTCCCCTTCCCAGGCCGAGCCGAAGGGCGACGACTGCATCGCCTCCGGAATGCCGGGGCCGCGCGGCCGGTCGAGCGCCCATTTGCCCTTGCCGGTGCGGCGCCAGACGACATGGGAGATGCGCGAGCGCTTGCGGCGCGGGAACTTGCCGCCGAGATAGAAGGAGCGCTCGACCAGCCGGCGCGAGCCGAGCCAGTTGATCGAGGCGCCGGCCGGCGCCTCCTTCGGGCGGTAATAGATCGCCGGGAGACCCTTGCCGAAGCCCGCCATCGAGAAGGTCAGCGCCGCGGCGCTGGCCTTGCGGATGCTGGTGCGCCGCTTCAGGGCGTCGCCGAGCGGCGCCTTGGCATAGGGGTGGTTGCGCAGGTCGAGAACCTTGCGGATCTCGCGCTTGCCGCGATTGGCCGTCGGCGTGCCGGTGCGGTTGAGCGCACGGGCGATCGGCCCGGCGGCACGCGGGCCGGCGGCGGCGATCAGCCGCTCGACGCCGCGCATCTCGATATCCGTGCGGATCGTGATGCCCGACATCGTCAACCTCTTTCCCGTCAGCCGCGCCGCGCCAGAGCCGCAGCCGCGGCCTGGGCGACCCGCGCCGCGACCTTGGACGCAACCGCCGCCGAATCCTGCCCGGCCGAGACGGCGGCGGCTCTTGCCGCTGACGCCGCCTCCTGCCAGGCGCCCCGCACGGCCGCGCTCGCGGCAGCACCCAGAAGGCGCCCCCGCTCCGCGCAACCGCCGCAGGACATGGGCTTAGGTCGACTGCAGACGGACGCGACCCGTCGCCGACGGGTTGGCGGCGGCCGCGGCCGCGTGGCCGATCTTCTTGTTGGAGCCGACCGTGGTCGTGACGAGGAAGCCGGAATTATCCCAGTAGAGGGCGGCGCCCTCGGTCCAGGCCTGCGCCGAGGTCTTGGCGTGCTCGATCACGCCGGTGATCTGCGCGGTGAAGGTCTCGCCGGCCGCCGCCGAGGCGACGGCGACGACGAAGAGGTCGCCGATCAGATAGCCGCGGTCCTTTACGACACCGCCGGCCGGAGCGGTCAGGGGGATGCGATCACCGTCGCGAACATAGGTCTTCATGGGAGAGGCTCCTGGTGAAAAGGGGGTTCAGGCCTTGCCAAGCCCGCCGCGTGAGGCGGCGGGCCGACGCAAAGCCTGCGGAGGCGGGCGATCAGTTGCCCGGGTTGCGGTAGGCGGCGCGCCACTCGATGCCGCCGAAGCCGAAATCGTGCTCGACCGAGAGCTGCGCGCCCTGGGTGCCGAAGGGCTCCTCCATCCGCACGCGCGGGGCGGTGTAGCCGCTCAGCAGACCCCAGCGGAAATTCGCCCGCACGCTCGGGTCGGTGTAGAGCTCCCAGGCATTGCCGGTGATCATCTGCGACACGACCGGGGTCAGCCGGCCCTGGAACGGGTTGACCTCGGCACGGGTGGCGGGGACGATCTGGGAGCTGACGAACTGCTCAGCCTCGATCTCCTTCGCCGGGCCGACCAGCAGGATCGACGGGGCGTTGAAGAGCAGCTCATTGCCGTCGATCGACTTGTAGCCGCGCATGGCGGCGCGGGCCGCGCCGACGGTGGCGACCGTGATTGCGCCGCCGGAGCCGGCGAGGTTGCCGCGGGCGGTGGCGAACATCGCCGCGGAGCCTTCGAGCAGCGTCGGCCCGGCGCCGCTGTTGAGCGCCTTCACGGCATAGGCGGTCTTTTCCTCGAAGAGGGCGACCGACTGGCCGTAATTGGCGATCACGCGGTCGAGGCCGCGCAGATTGTCGTTGACCAGGAGCTGCCGCGAGATGGCGAGGCCGATCGCATAGGGAACGACCGCGACGGTCTCCTTCTTCTCGCCGATGGTGCCGAACTGGATCTTGCCGGCCTCGGCAATCGGCTGCAGCAGCGGAAAGTCGCCGACGGTGACGGTGCTGTGCGGGCGGAAGTCGTTGAAATCGTCCTGCACCGCGATCTGGCGATAGGTCGGCAGGGCGAGCGCATAGCGCTGCGCCAGGTTCCGGTTGATCGCGTTCTCGAGCAGGATCGGGAAGTCGCTGGTGGTGTGCATCGCGCGGCGCAGCACCTCCTCGCGCTGGCCGAAGCTCGAGCCGACGCGGCGCACGCCGAGGCGCTCGGCCGCCATGTCGACCAGCGAGAGATCGCGGAAGGCCGCGGCCCGCTCCGACCACTCGCCCTCCATCGAGGCCGGGTTGATGCTGCGGCAGACCGCCTCTTCCATGCCGAGACGGCGGGTCTCGGTCTCGTCGAGGCCGTCGCGGACATGGCTGGCGGGAGACGCCTGGCGCGCGTGCAGGGCGTCGAAGGCGCGGGCGCGGAAGGCCTCGACCGTCATCGCAGGGTCGGCGATGGCGGCGCCGGCCTGGTCGATGATGCCGGCGCGCTGGGCGATGTCGAGGATCGCGGCGGAGCGCTCGCGCTCGGCCCGCAGGATGGCGCCATGGTCGGGCTGCGCAGCCGGGGCGGCGCGGGTCTCGGTCTGCGCCGGGACGGCCGCGGCGGCGGGCTGGGCGGTGATCGGCTGGGCGACCGGCGCATCCGCCGGCTGTGCATTGCGACGCATGTCGTCAGTCTCCAGGGGTTCGGGGGTGGTCGTAGGGGCCGCGCGGAACAGGGCGGCGGGATCCGCGGGAACGGCGACGAGGGAGACTTCGAGCAGCTCCCAGCGGTCGGCCCGCCAGATTTCGGAATCGTTCTCGACCTGCGTCAGCGTCCAGGTCGTGACGCGGTAGCCGACCGAGAGGCCCGGTGCGTCGGGGCCGGTCGCGCGGGCCTCGGCCTCACGGCCCTCCTCGGTATCGGCGAAGCGGATCTCGACCATGAGATTGCCGCCCTCGATCCAGGCGCGGGTGACGCTGCCGAGGATGCGGTCGATCGAGCCCTGGTCGTGGCTGTCGAGCAGCTTGACCTGGCCCGGCGCGACGCGGCCGAGATCGACCGCCTCCGCCGAGATCGCCAGCTCCTCATAAATGCCCCAGCGCCGGACGCGGGCGCCGGTCGAGGCCACGGCCTGGATCGTGCGCGCCTCGGCGCTGTAGCTCGACGGGGCGAAACGCACGGCGATGTCGCCGGCGTCGCGACGGTCGAGCGTCGAGCCCGGAATGAAACCCTCCGGCGTGACGGACGGAACCGCGGACGGCCTGGCGGAACGCTTGATCATGGTTGCCCCTCGGTGGCGGCGGTGCCCGCGCTGACGACCTGGCCCGTTTGCGTGCGCCGGCGGGCGTCGGTGTCGAAGATCGCGCCGGCCTTGTCGGCCTCGGCGAAGAATTCGGCGTATTCGGCCATGACGGCGCGCCAGTCGCGGCCCCAGGCGCCGATGAAGTCCTGCGGAGACATGCGACCGGCGCGGACGGCGAGGATGTCGGCCTCGAGATCCTTCTTCGGATCGACCGGCTCATGCGCCGGCATGATGACCTCGACCGGATAGCCGCCCGCGCGCGGCCGCAGCCGCCCGGCCAGGATGGCGAGGTCGACCCAGCGCGCGATGATGCGGTTGAGCACCTGCGGGGCGAGCATGTGCCACTGCAGATCCGCCGTGAACCGGCGATGCTCGAGCAGCCCGGCGCGCAGGCTGGAATAATTGGCCTGCGAGAGATCGCCCGTCAGCTGGTGATAGGTCAGGCCGGTGCCGGCCGCGATGCCCATCAGCGTGGCCCGCGCGATCGGCTCGAAGGCGGTGTTGGACGAAGGCGCGAAGGCCTGCATCTCCTCGCCCTGGCGCAGATACTTGATCAGGCCCGGGCGGATCTGCTCGAGCCTCGTCGAATCGCCCGGCTGTTTGTCGGTGACGGCCGAGGCGAGGCCTGAGGCCGAATCGTTGGACTTGATGAAGACGCCGATCGAGGCCTCGAGCCGCGTCTTGACGACGAGCGCGTCCATCACATCGGCGAAGTCGCGCGCCGCCATCAGCACGGAGGCGAAGAGCGGCACGCCGCGGACCTGGCCGGGGCGAAGCCGGCGATAGAGGTGGCAGACCTGTTCGCGCGGCACCAGTTCCGACTGCGTCAGGCCCGCGAACAGGATGCGCTGCGGCTCGCCGGGGGCGACGCGGTGCAGCCAGTAGCCGAGGCGCTCGTCATGCTGGCCCAGCTCGACGCCGAGCCGGGCCCGGCGCGTGTTTGACAGGGCCGAATCGGCGTCGCGGCTTTCGTCGATCAGGTCGCCCTCGCCGACATGCAGGGCGAGCGGCACCGGGCGCTCGTCGCGCAGCGGGCGGGCGATCATCCGCACGATGGCGTCGCCGCCTTCGAGCGAAGCGCGCACGGCCAGCGCGAGCAGGCCTGTAAAGCCGGTTTCGCCCTCGATGTCGCAGACCTTGGCCCATTCGTCCCAGAGCGCCTGGGCCTGGCGCACCGCCGGGCCCGATCCCGAAAAGCGCACCGAGAGATCCGGGCTGACGATGTGGGTGGCGTGCAGATCGAGCACGCGGGCGCCGATGAAGGTGTTGCGCACCAACTCGCGCGACCGCTCCCGCAGGATCGGCAGGGCGCGGCCGATATTGCCGTTGGCCGAGAGATCGCCGGGGCGGAAGGAGGCCGTGCGGCGGCCGCTCTGGGCGGCATCGTAGCCGCGCACCGCCTCGAGCACCTGGCGGGCGCGCAGGCGGCGAAGCCCCGCCTCCGGCGAGACCGCCCCGATGATCTTGTCGAGCAGGTTCATGGCGCTCAATCGCGCGAATGCTGGGCGAAGGCGGTGGTCGAGGGCGCCTGCGGGCCGAGCACCTCGGCCTGCATGTCGGCGAGCGTCTCCTTCATCTCTGCCAGCGAGCGGAATTCCTGCTCGCGCCGCGTCTCGCCCGAACCGAAGACGACACGTTTCGCGCCGGTGGCGATCGCCGCCTTCAGCGTGTCAATGTCGATCTGCGTCCAGGCCATGGGGTCACCAATTGCGCCCGCGGCCGCCCAGCCAGTCATCGGCGGGCGGCGGCGCAGGAGCCGGGGGTTGCGGCGGGGCCTCCGCCGGCGCAGGCGCCGGGGCGGAGAAGAGATCGCGCTTCGTCACCTCGGCCGGCAGGCCGCGATGGCGGGCGAGGTTCGCCCATTCATCGGCGGTCGTGGTCGAGAGGCCGAGATATTCGGCGAGCGCGCGGTTATAGACGTTGCAGTCGAGAAGGTGGTTGTCGCGCCGCACCTTCCAGACCTTGCGGGTGCGGCCGCGGAACTTCTCGTCGGCCAAATATTCGGCCGTGATCTGCTCGAAATACTGCATGTCCAGCCAGAGCGGGAAATGGCAGTAGCCGTCCGGATCGCGCAGGGCGCCCGATTTCAGGCCTTCCTTGCGCAGGTCGTCATAGATCGTGCCCTTCAGCGACCAGGTGCCGACCGGCCAGAGCTTGCAGCCCTCGCGGATCTTGCGGCCACCGAGGTCGATGTCGACGAGCTTCGGCATGCCGATCGCCGGCAGGGCCCAGCCGTCGCGGCCGTCGAGCGCCAGCACGACATCCTTGCCGGTGTCGGGGTGCAGGCGCTGGTTCTGGCGCACCCAGCTGTAGACGACATGCGAGCGGTAGCCGGAATCGACGCCGAGCGCATCGAGCCGGCGCTTGCCGCCGAAGGCGTCGTCGAAGTCGCGCCCGATCGTCGCCTTGTGCAGCAGCGCAAAGGATTCGGAGTCGGGCGAGGAGGTGTCGCCGTCGCAATAGCCCGCGTCGACCACCCAGCTCTCGCCATTCGGCGCCCAGGCCTTCACCTCATACCAGATGCCGCGCATCTGCACGTCGGCCGCCGCGGTCAACAGCAGCCCGCCCGGCGGCACGCGGTAGCGGGGCAGCCCGTCCTCGCGGCGCTCGAAGAGCCTGACATGGTCCGGCGCGTCGCCCTTCATCTCAAAGGGCAGGCCGAGCGTCAGATTGTAGAAGGTCTTCTGCTTGGCGACATCGCTGCCGGCCTTGACCGCGCGCTCCGCGATCTTCGCCCATGGGACGAAGGGCGAGGACATCGCGTTGAAATGATAGCCCGGCATCTTGCCGGGGCCCGGATCGGTCGCCTTCCAGCGGCCGGCGCGGACCAGATCGCGGCGCTCATACTCCTCGATCACCGAGCCGCAGCAGGGCGCGACGTAATAGGCCCGGAACGGCCATTCCTCGGTATATCGGAAATTTGGGCCGAATTCGAAGACGAATTCGCTGTTTTCGCCGGTTTCATCCCGGCAATGCGGGCATTTGACGAACCATTTGCGCTTGTCCGACCCCTCCCAGTAGCGCTCGATATGCGAGCCGCCCTTGATCGTCGGGGTCGAGACGTAAGCGCGCTTCCAGGAGCCGTCCTGCAGGAAGCTCTCCTGCCGCGCCTCGACCATGTCGAAGGGCGAGCCCTGGCCGTCCAGGTCGTCGGCATATTCGTCGATCTCGTCGAGCCAGACCTTGCGAACCGACTTGGAACGCAGATCGGCGGTCGAAGAGGCGAGCGCCAGGGTCAGCGAGGAGGCGCCGTAACGCTTCTCGTAGGTCGTCGAAGCCTTGCCCGAGCGGGCCGTCTGCGGCGCCACCTTGGCGGAGAGCGACGGCGAGTGATCGATCGCGATCTGCAGCTTCTTCGAGTTGAAGTCGGTCAGTGCGCCGTCTGTCGGCTGCACGATCATCTGATCGCAGGGCTCGACATCGATCGTGTGGCCGATGGCCGCGATCATCAGCGTGGTGAAGCCGGTCTGGGCCGACTTCATCACGCAAAACTCATTCACCGGCGAGTCGACGCTGGTGTGGTTCAGCGGCTCGGCCACGAAGGGCGTGAGCTGCCGGCTCCAGCCCTCGAGCTTGCGCGGGCCGTCCGGCACGATCAGGTTGCGCTCCGCCCAGGTCGGCGGGTCGATCTGCTCGGGCGGCGTCAGCACCGCCACCAGCGCCCGCACGACGATCGCGAGAGCGTCCAGCTGGGGCGTCATGGTCACTCTTCCGGCGGGTCGTCCGGGGCGGGATCCGCGTTGGCCGGCGTCGGCGCCGGGCGATTGGCGAGAATGGCGGTCAGCTCGCGGGCCATCAGCTCGCGGGTCTCGCGCGCCTTGGCCTTCAGCAGCGTGCGGGCGCCGGACGCGCCGGACTGCGCCACCGCGGCGGCGATATCGTCGGCGAGCGTCGGCAGTTGCTCGATCGCGCGGGCCAGCGCCTCGGCGGCGGCGGTCACCGCCTGCTCGACCGCCGCGATGGCGACGATCTTGCCCTGGCGCTCCTCGAGGTCGAGCCGCGCGCTCTCGGCCTTGTAGGCCATGTGGCGCGCCTGCTCGGCGGTGTAGATCGGCGCCAGCGGGTCGGCACCTGGCGGCAGGCTCGGTGACGGGGCGCTGGCGGCAGTCTGCTTGCGGGTCGCGTGCCCGGCGGCCTTGGCGAGATCGGTCGTCTCGCCCGCGACGCGGTCGAAGGCGGCGAGGTTCACCAGCTTGGCCTTGCCCTTGCCGGGCTTCGTCGAGAGCTGGCCGCCCCTGATGAAGCGGGCGACCCGCTCCGACACCGCCGCCTTGCTTAGACCCTTCAGCCGCGCCAGTTCCGAGACCGACACCCAGCCGGCATCCGCCGTGTTCGGGTCAATCTCGGCCATGTTCGGTGTGTTCGGTCAGGTTTGAGGAACCGGCGCTAGAAAAATCCCGCGCCGCATTCACGTCGCGGGGTGGGGTGGCCCGGGAAGGACCCGCGACGGGGGCGGGGTCGAGGCCGGAACGCGAACCGCCCCGGCGCGGGGTGCGACGGGGCGGCTGGTGTTCCCTATTGGGATGCTTCGAACGTGCCACAAGGGGGCGAGGCTGTCAAAAACGGCGATTGCCTCGCGCTTTCAAGGGCTTATGCCCTACCGAATTAGCCTCCGCGAAGCCCTCCACGCCCCGTCCGTCGAGCACGGCGCCACGCGAACCGGCATCCCAGGGCGTGGCGGGAGCGATCGGGCCGGTGACCTGATGCCTCGACAGCACGCCCTCCACGCCCAGATCCGCCGCGAGCGAGCCGAGCGCCGCGTGCCAGGCGGCATAGAGGGCGCGGCCGAGCATGACATCGCCCCGCGCCGCCAGCGCCTTGGCATCGGGCCGCCCCCGGCCCGCCCTTGGCGCCTCGTCGACCTCGGGCCGCGTCCCGGCGCGGGCATGCTCGATCACTGTGACGAGCAGATACGGATCGACCAGCGGCGTCCGCATCGCCCCGTCGGCGCCACGCCGGGCATGCCGCACGAGGAAGGCGCCCGCCGCCGTCTCCTCGACATGCCAGCCGCGCGCATCGATCTCCGACAGGCGCCAGGCCACGGGCTCCGGCCCGCGCGCGTTCTCGATCCGCCACTCGGCCAGCGCCAGCACATGGTCATGGACCGTCAGCATGTCGTCGGGCGTGGCGGCGCACATGGTCTGCAGCCCGATCATTCGCGAGGCCGCGCTCGCATTGTCGACGATCGTGCCGAGCGCCACCGCCTGCATGGCACCGACGAGCGAGCCGGCAGGCTTCAGCCGGGCCAGGCCGAGCACGTTCTGCGGCGTCACCCGGTCGACGCGATACTGCGCATAGGCCCGGTGCAGCAGCGCCTCGATATCGATGATCTCTTTCATCGGCCTTCCTCCTGCTCGGCCGTCATTGGGTAGCCATGAGGCTGACCATCTAGCGGCACATTGCTGATCTCCTCGCCGTCGTCACACCGCACATCGAGCAGGATGACATCGACAGCGTCGATATAGCCGCCAGTGATCACACCAGCCGGGCGCGAGGTCCGCATCCCGACGAACTGGTCGACCGTCCGCCCTTTCCAGTCTTTCGTCGCCATGGTCAGCCCTTTCCGGCTCTGCGAGGGTTGCGATGGTTCTGCGAGGGTTTCCGCCAACCCTCGCAGGCCACTTTCTCTTTCAATCTCAATCACTTCGATGGTCTGTTGCGAGGGTTGCGAGGGTTATTCGCGTATAAGGCGATATTGAAGAAAGCTCCGGCGGGGCTTCCCCGAAACCCCTCATATGTATGAGGCGCGCGAACCCTCGCGACCCTCGCACGCCATGTCTCAACCCCTTGCGCCGCTTGACGAATTCGCACCGCGAGGGTTGCCGCCGACCCTCGCACGACCCTCGCGACACTCGAAGCGTTAAACGCATGCCATCGGCCACAAATGAAGCAATTGCGGCACTGGACGCATGGCGGCTGCGAGCATGGCGCGTCACCTGTCGTCTCCGTAGCGGGGGCTGCGGGGCACGGAGCCCTCGGGCAGGGCAATGAGCTTAATCCCCTCGAAGAGCCGGATCCGCTCGGCGCGCTTGACGAAGCCTTTCTTCTCGAGCGTCAGGCTGAAGGCCTTCTCGCTCCAGGGCTTCATGCTGTTGGCGGCGCACCAGTCCTGGTAGTGCTCATAGATCAGCCGCGATGCGATGACCTTCGGCTCGTCCGGCGGCACGGGCGGCGGCAACCGTTCGATGCAAGTATCGATGAAGCCCTGCACCTGGTCCATGTCGGCGCGATAGGCCTTGGTGGCGTCGCGCACCTCAGGCGGCTCGTGCAGCCCCTCCTCGAGATAGATCAGCGCCCCGGCGATCAGCCAGTTGAGGATGCCGCTGCGCTCGGCCGCGAATTCGGCGAGCACGGTTTCCATCTCGCGCCGTTGCGCCTCGGGAATGGTCTGCCCCCACACGACGAGGGCGAGGCGACGCCAGATGCCGAGATCGACGCCGTCAATCCGCGGCTTGTCGTTGCCGGACATCGTCGCCTTGAAGACCGGCCGCAGCTCGAAGAAGTTGCCGTAATTGTGCCGGGCCATCATCGGCTCGCCGCCGGTCAGCTGCTTGACCAGCGCCTCGCGCAGCATCTCGCCGCGCGGCAGCTCGGAGACGCGCACCAGCCGCTTGCCGGGCAGCTGCGCGATATCGGGCGTGGCCTGGCCGGCGCCCTTGCTCTGCGTCCCGGTCACCGATTCGGCGTTGAGCGTGCCGGCATAGGGGCCGAAGAGCCGCGCGAGCGCCTCGATGAAGGTCGATTTGCCGTTGGCGCCCTCGCCATAGTGAAAGACGAGCTTCTGCGCGCCGATGATGCCGAGCAGCGAATAGCCATAGAACACCTGCAGGAAGCGCTGGATCGGCTGGCTCGGCTGGCACAGATCGAGAAAGGCCTGCCATTTCGGGCATTCGGCATCGGGGTCGAAGACGGCCGGCGCCAGCTTGGCGAGCCGGTCCTCGCGCTCATGCGGGCGCAGTTTCACGCGCCAGAACAGCACGGGGCCCTTGTCGCTGCGCGCCTCGGGATCAACCACGCGCTCGAAGACGAGCGTCCCGTTCTCGACATTCACCAGCAGCGGGTCGGCATCCATGGAATCGACGCCGACGGTCAGATGCGGCTGCGCCTGGGTCAGCATCTGCGCGATGCGCGCGCCATTGCCGCAGGAGACCGAGAACTCCCGCCGGCGGCCGCGCCGCTTGGACCAGGCGGCCATGGCCTTGATCCCGTCATCGATCGCCAGATCCTGTTCCTTGCTGCGCTCCTTCTCGGGCACGCGGCGCGCCTCGCGCCCGGCGGCAATCGCCAGATCCTCCGCCGGCGTCGGCTGCATGACGAGGCTCTCGGCCGCGATCCAGCGCGCCGCCTGCTGCGCCAGGCGGTGCGCGGCCTCGGCGCCGCCGAGCGGATCCCAGAAGCGCCCGGTCCAGACATGCCAGCCGACATCGCGCACGAACAGCAGGTCGAAGCCGCGCCAATGGATCAGGCGGCGGCCATTGTCGGTGTCGTTCGGCACAAGCCGCATCGCCGCCTCGAGGCGCTCGACATGGTCGCGCCCGATATCCGGCGCATCCTCGCGAGCATCGGCGAAACCGGCATCCCCGATCGGCAGGGGCTGCGGGGCCTCCGCCGCCGCCATGACGCCGCGCAGATCGTCGGCCGAGAGGGTGTCGTCGTCGAGAGCGCCGCTCATGCGAACACCCCCGCGAAAGCGTCCTGCGCCGGCCGCGGTGAGAGTCCCGCCCAGGGCTTAACCTTCGCCTTGCGCCGGCGCACCTCGGGGTGGCCGAGCGCCTCGATGCAGTTTGCCCTCGCCACGGCCTCCGCCAGCGGCGGGCAGACCGAATTGCCGATCTTGTGGCGCTGCGCGGTCTCGGTCAGGCGCCCGCCGGCGCTGATGTCATAGCCCTCGGGAAAGCCCTGCGCCCGGGCGAGCTCGCGCGGGGTCAGCATCCGCATGCCGATGTCCCAGACGATGAAGTCGCCGAGCGTGACGAACTCGCCAGGACCGTCCCAGGCGCCATGCGCGCGCAGGAAGGCCGCCACCTGCCGCGCCCGATCCGCCATGGCGGGCGTCAGGGGCGGCAGCACGATGTCAGGCGCGATCGGCGAGAAGCGCGCTCGAGTCGGCACCGTCGGGATCGGCGCGTCGGCGGCCGAATCCTGCCCGCCCTCGCTGTAGTAGCTGGTGACGAAGGGCGCGATCAGCGCGTGGTGGGCGCCCGAGGTCGAGATCGTCCCGACGGGCTCGTCGGTGCCGATCGCATTCGTGTTCCGTCGCAGCGTGGCGAGGAAGCCCATCACGGGCGTCTGCGTGCAGCCCTTGCCGACGATCGTCGAGAGCGGCGTCTCGGCATCGTGGCCGATCATATCGGTGTTCTGCTGCGCCAGATAGCAGGCGGCGAGGTCGCCGCCGTTCCCCGTTGGCACCACCACGGGCGCCGGCTCTTCGACGCTGCGCGAGCGCGGCTCCTGCCCCGGCCGCTCGCCATAGCGCGGCACGAGGAAGCCTG